GGACATCCTCACCTCAACTTATACAGGGGTGAGGGATACCAATACTTTGTTTACGATAATGGCAAAGAAGGTGATGAAATGGTTTTTCTAGATTATCCTGTTTACGTCAACAGACTTAACCACCTGTCATTAAAGCAATGGGTATCTGAAGGAAATGATTGCATTAAAGAAGTCGAGAAACAATTCGCTTGACGTTAACAGATTGTTAACCTATTCTAGGTATATAACGAATCAGGAGAAGTAAAAATGCAGATAGCATTATTTGAAAACGAAAAAATAAAAAGCAAAGAAGACGCGCTAACACTAGCGCTTGTCTTAATGGCCACCGCTCCTAGCGAAGAGAAGGCTGAGGAAGTCAAAAAAATGGCTATGGGTATCGCTAACCAACTAAGCGACAAGGAAGTAGATCTCTGCATGAAAGCAGCCGAGGTTGTTTTGCAGCATCAAAGCGAGGAGGCGTAAATGGAAGATCTATCAAAAAAATTCAAGGAAGGTCAAAAGTGTATAGTTCACCTTCCGTGGGTCGACTCAGATTGTTGGGTCACCGGTACTGTTCTCGGCACTACAGCTAAACGCGTAAAGGTCGATAACGATGTTCGAGGCGTAGGATACTACGTTCCTCAAAATGTAAAACTCAGAGAGGAGGAGTAAATGCAAAAATCTCTAACATTAGCGAGGGAAGATATTAACAACCCTTTACATCCGTTTCTATGGCAAGAAATTTGCGCTGACTTGGGCTTCGATGGCGGCGGCAGAGATGGAGAAGACAACTGGCCTAACACTATTCGCCTAACAGTGACTGAAGCGAAGGAGGAGTAATGTCAAAAGAAACAACGGAGGAGCGTCAAGCTCCTCTACAAAAAATTAGCCTAAAAAAATATTTCGAACAAAAGGAGAAGGAGAGAGACGATGGCTAAAAAAGGTCATGGAAAAGCAAGTGTAACTAATGCAGCGATCAAAAAAGGCAGCAAAGCCGGTATGCCTACGCATGATTTTGACGACTACGACCAGTATTTTGGAAAGACTAGAAACTTTCCACAGTTCGGCTACGGCAAAGATAGAACTCTAGTCGATCACGCTTACAACGAAGTTCAACATTCGTTTGAAGTTGACAGAACAAAAGCCGACATACCTCTCTACAACGAAGTAGTTGCCGGTCTGTCTGTTCCGTCGTCTAGCTTTTACGCTTACGAAAAAAGCAAAAAAGGCGACTTCAATATCAAGCAGCAACAACGGCAACTAATCAACGCAGAGAAGTTTACGCTGAGCGACAACTTCGTAAAAATGGCTGTAGCCCTATCGTTTTCGTATCCTCGATACATTGCTCAGCTTATGCCAAAAGCAATACCATGCTTCGATAACCTATGGATCGAGTGGAACGAACTTACTCGATGGGAGGCTCTGCAAGAAGAGTTTGCCAAGCTTGGACTAGCAGCCGACACAAATAGAGATAGTGTGGCTACGCGGCTAGGATACCATGTGCAGCGAAACAATAACGGTTTCTCTTACTTGCATTTCGTTTGCGACGCGCACATCGATAAAAGAACTCAAAAGAAAAACGGCAAAAAAATTCAAGTCCCGTATTTCGAGTGGAGCTTTTCAAACGACCCAGATCCATTAACTCAAGTACACGACGACTATTTCCTGTACGGTTTGGGAACTGCGTACAGTAAAGCTCATAAAGACGAAGAAGGTATGCCAACTCTCCAGAAGTTCTCAAGGAACTTTAGATTTTATCCTTCACCTATGGGAATAGCTGCTTGGGGCGACATAAGCGATAAAGCTCCTGAATTTATCTATCAAATAAAAGAAAACTTTGGCCACGCTATGGACGGAGATCTACGCTTCCTGACAGCCGTATTTGCGCTGCTTAACTATCCTCGATACGTTAGCGCAGTCTTACCGGCGCCCAAAAAGGTTAGCACTATCAGATGGGGCCGGAGGGTTCCTCGCAACGAGATCAAAGTTGTCGAGATCGATCTACCGAAAAAAGGCGTAAACGTATATGGCCAACTATTCACCGGTCACGGATCTCCAAAGCGCCAACACGCTCGAAGAGGTCACCCAAGACGCTTTCGAGACAAAACAGGTAAGGTGATTAAAAAGATCTGGATCGAGCCTAAAGTGGTAGGCAACCCAGAGCTAGGGATCATCAACCACGAATACGTTTTGCAAGTCCAGAAAGACAGGAGGCGTAAAGGTCTGCAAAACTAAACAATACCTCGGATCTCGCGTCGCAAGGGCTTACTCCAAGAACTTGTGGCGCTCGATCCATACGCCATTGTCGTGTGAACGTTAGCTAAGCACAACGCGACAGCATCAGCCCTGTCAGGAGAGGCAACGCCTCTCTTTTTCATTGCCTCCTTGCTCTCAACTTGCATCTTTCCTGAGCTTGTAAAATGATAACGTGGCGCCGCAAGCTCAGCCCACAACGCATCGTCGCGGGGCAGCTTAACGTCCATACCCTCCAACCACGACTTCACCTTGAACCATAGCTCAGCCCTCAAATTTAAATACGTCTCCTTCTGGAGCGCACGCTCAGACACATTTAAACCTCTGGCCGGTAAATCTAGCTCGCGCAATCGATCCAACACACCGGCTCCGAAGCCATTTGAATCGACGATTATCTCAACAGGCCGCTTGGCCGGATTTTCGATAGCATCATATTCAGCCTTTACAGCGCCAGTAAGCTGCATCAAATCGAGGTTACGCCAAACCGTCAACGGATGTATTATCGGACCCTGTCGCTTCGCTAAAACCGAGCTATCCGAGCCTTGTCGAGCCACATCAAGCCCCCATATCGCCGGCGTGTCCTCGTGAACCTTAATGTCGTTATTCATGGCGCTCTCAATTAACGCGACAGGAATAACAGTGTCCTCCTCGGACGGAGGAAAATTTCCAAGCACTCGAACATGGTAAGCGGGGCTATCCTCAGAATATCGCTTTTTCATGTCCTCGACAAAATCGTCAGCAACGCGGGGGCTATCAACGCAGCTAACGTGCATCGTATACCAATCATCGCGCAGCCGATTATGCGTATCGAAGAAAAAGCCAGTATTACGCGTTGGGTTGCCCGTCAAAACGGTCGTCGCATTGTGTCCCGACATCGATCCGCTTGCCGCCTCGAAGACGTTTGGTGAGATCCCACTTGCCTCATCAGCAAGCAAAAGCACGTTTTCCGAGTGAACCCCTGCGAGCGCCTCCGGCTGTTCCTGCCTCGATGTTCGACACGAAATAAACGTCGTCTCCGGCTGACTTCTCAACTCAATACGGTCGCTTTTAATCTCCAGTAAATCGTCAAAAGGAGCTTTCAGGCGCTTGGCAACATTTTTCATTTCAGCAAAACAAGCGTCAAAAAGCTGAGCCGAAGTGGGGGCCGTCACAACCGTCTTCGAAGGAACACGCATCAAAACGTGCCACACGGCTGCAAGGGCTACAGCCGTACTCTTCCCAACCCCGTGGCCCGACCTACAAGTTACACGCCTAATCTCTGGATCTGCTACCGCTCGAAGAAGCTCACACTGCCACTCGTCAGGGCTAATCCCGATCACCTCTCTGGAAAATAAAACAGGATCAGAGCGGTATCGTTTCATCAATTTTAAAAACGGGTTGTCTATTGGGGCGTTCATTCGTTTCTCCTTTTGGGGGCGCGTGTGCGTTTTGAGGTCATTGGCTTTTGCACCGACTTGCTAAAAAAAGGGGGGGGTCAAAAAGCATAAATGCTGCGACGCGGCATAATTGGATTCGCATAATACGTATTATGTTAATTCTCAGCCTGTTTTGCCTTGTTTTTCTGCACTTGCGAAAGAATTTGCGAAAAAACTTGACAGAATCGCTGCTTTGCGGCACGCGCCCGCGCACGCACGCGACTGTGAATTGATCTGTAATTTTACCGTTCAACTTCTTCAGCCTCACCCTCGATCACGTCGTCAAGTAACTGCGCTGCTTGAGCGTGTAAATCGTTGACACTAATATTTATTGCAACGTCTCTTTGTCTCGTGTCATATTTTGCATTCATTTTAGAAGCCATCCATTTATCGGTATCGACTTTTAAACGTGAAGCATTAGCATCTTCAGGCGTTGCTTTCTGCGCCGTATCGACTGCACGCTCAGCGTAAAAATGTCCGGCTTCATGTTGCGCTGCTTCGTAACGACCCCGCCTACCTTCAGCGCTATCAAGCCAGATACCAAACAACTTGTAACCGACATCGAACTCTTTCATTAAAGTTCTGACAGATGTTCCGGTCGATATACGCTCAAGGATCTTATCCTCTCCCATGTCTTCGATTGCAGCTATCTTGGCTTTTCCTACTTCACCCACCATTGGAACTAATCTCTCCACATAAGCTTGCGTATCCACAGAGATCCACGAAGTGATCTGCTTTATCTGGTGATACTCTAATTCTGGATATTTTAACAAGCATCATCATAACTGCAACATCGACAGCATTATAGTCGTGACCAGTGTAAGCAGACCAAAACTTTGCAGTGTTATCGAAGTTCTCTTTAGCGTCTCCGTAGTCAGCGTTTCGATCAGTGTTAATGATCCGCATTGCTTCCTTTAGGATCTCATCTCTATTCATTTTTACCACGGTATTTCATCTCCTCCTAAAGCCCAGTTAACAGGCTCACCATTTCTAATTACTTCAGTTACTTTTGCATTGGGAAAACTATTGAAAGCATTATCGAGGAACCTTGACGAAAAGTCTTCTCGAAGAACTCTCGCAGCGTCTTCGAAGCTGTACACTACCCACGTTGGATTTTGCTCTCGTATTTTTCTCACCTCGTTTAGTGCGAAGCAAACGATGTCACCTTCTTCCATCTCGACGCAATAGGCGTCTCCATGCAGAGGCTCGTGACCGTTAGACATTGCCTCGTCTTCCAATACCTTCCAACCTTTCATAAGCTGACCGGCTAACTTATGCGTTCTCATAACGTCGTTATCTTTTACGGCGTTACCGAGAGCATCGTAAGCTGCCTCGAACTTACCGGCTGTTTCTGGGCTTACCAGTGAAGGTAATCTATCGCCCCACTTCTCGACCTTCTCTCTTGCTATCTTATCGAGAGGAGCAAGCTGTCCCCAGACTGCTGCACTTATTGTATCGCTCTCGTTCTCTACTCTGCCAAGGACATCTTTGCCCTGACGTTTTGCACGATTAGTAGTTATTCTTTTTTTCATATCTTTCTCCACACTTTAAATTGACCACGATGCGAACCACCCCCACACCACGCCCTATATAGGCGTAGTGGTGTGGTGGAAGGTTTTTTCGCATATTCTCCACACCTCACACACCTTTCCACACCTGAAGTGTGGTAAGTGTGGAAGTTAATGAAACGTAACATTACTATCTCTTTCCATCATTACTTTTAGCAAATTGTGAAGGACAACCAGTTCCTCCATTATTGATTGGCAGACGTCCAGAGCGTAGGCAATTTCCTCCCATTTTTCTGGGTCGTCTAGCTTTATTTCGTTTCTGTTCCACTCGATAACGAAGCCGGCTTCGTCGTCGTAGACGATTTGTCCGATGATACTTTGCTCAGGTTCCTGCATTTTTAGCCTCAAGTATTGCTTTAAATCTGAAGGCTACCCGTCTTAATTCTGCTTCCATATCCGGCTCTATGAAGCCTGAGAACAGAGGTCGCCTATCCTTAGATTGTACAGCATCACCGGCTATGAGTGCAAACGTTGCGTTTACCGGACACATTTCAAACGTTATGTGACCCACTGTTATGCGCTCTCGTGGAGCGTCTGGATGTCTGCGCTTAGACTTTAGACTGTGCTTGCTCATAGCCCCGCTTCCTCTCTTGTTATGATTGTGCCGGCGATAACGACAGGCACTTCTCGACCGTGTCGCTTGCTCATGTATTGATCGAGCCTTAGCACGTCTGTCTCGATCCACTGCTTGACGATAGCTTTCGCCTTAGCTTTTTCGTGGCGCTTTTCGAGATCCAGACCGAGAACTTCAGCGACGGCCACGCCGATCCAGTTCTTAGCTTGCATCGATTGCCTGTATGGATCTTCGTTTTTCTCGGCTTCGGCTGCTAATTGCTGCACCTTGCGAGCGTCTTTTGTTGTCACGCCGTCGAACAGGTCGGGCATTTTAAACGGTACAGCTACACCCACATATTCCTCGTTTGGTAGCTGCACGCCCACCATGCGCCTGTACAGAGCCTTTTCTGCGGGTGGAGCTAGGTTAGCTTTGCCGTCGTCGATCCTGAAGATCCCCAACGCCTCGCTCTCGCTGACGCCCAGTTTCAATGCGTCTTCCTGAGTTACCTTGTTAATGACCCTAGCCGCACGAGCCGCACCTATCAGCGACCCTGCGCCTCTGATGCTGTCAACGGTCGCGTCGTCTCCGTTACCCTTGCGGATGTGGTGCGTTAAGACGAAAGCGCAATCTGTTTCGTCGGCTATCTTTCTGACGCTTGCGACCGCCGCGTTCATTGCCATATTATCGTTTTCGTTGATATGATTGGCGCCAACCCACGGGTCTACAATTACCAGACCGATATTATTATCTTTTATTTTATTGGCCATGTAATCTCGTAGCTCTTCGTCAACGTCTAGCCCGTCTCTCGATTGCTTTGCAAAAATGATCTGCAAGTCTCGACCGGCATCGAGGAATAGTTTACCTCTAACCTCGTCGGCTTTTATCTCGTAGTGGATCATTGCCGCAGCAAGCCGTCTCTGCATCTCTTCCATAGGATCTTCGAGGTTTATCAGCCAGACATTGCAAGGCTCTATGACGCGCTCTTCGAGTAGCGGCTTACCTGTCACAATCGCGAGCGCCTCGACCGTCTGCATCGATGTCTTTCCGACACCACCGGCTGACGCTAGTACACTGACATTTGATCTGATGTAGTGCCGAGCATAGATCCAACGCCGCTTAGGTATGCTCGCCGGATCTACTGGATCGAATGGCGTCGGCCATTGACGTTCCGACTCGATAGTTTCTTGCTTTACCTGTTCTACGCTTTTGGCGCCGGCGAGGGCTTGCCTCAACTTGTCCTCGCCGGCTTCCTTTAAGTAGTCGTTTGCATCTTTGACGTTCTCGACGCCCAAGCTGTCAAATCTGACTACCGACACAGACGTGCTACCGTCGCCCCTGAGAACCTCTGCACATTTCTCGACGTCAAGGTCGGGATCTGCACAAATGGTTACGTCTGAGGCTCGTGGGACGTTGTACGTCTGCATCCCCGCCTTACCAAATGTACACACGATAGCAGCCTCGACGTGGTCTTTGGTAACCTGATGTATAGATAGAGCGTCTTCCGGTCCTTCGACCATAATGATAGCCGCCCCATCATGTTCGTCGCCGATCCGCATAACATTACCCGCTATAACGCCTCGGCTATATTTATTGATGCCATTATGCTCGCGTTTCTTGCCGTCCATCGTTAGCAATACGGATTGCACGCCCTGAACCTCTTTAAGCTCGTTCAGAGCGGGAAAGATGATTGCGGGGCCATCATATACGTTTGGACTAAACCTTGCTATATTCGTGGCTGTAGACGCTCTAAGCGACCGAGAGTTTAGATATAATAGCGCCGGTCTAATTGCATCTTTGTTTTCTCGGCTAATCGGTACGGCTCTTTCCCAGACCTCTCTAGCCTTTTTGATTTTGTCTTGCCGCGTTTCCTCGTCACGGACAAGCATTTCCTTTTGCGCCAACCGACCCACAAGCCTATCGAACTCGCTCGATGTATATGGGACGGTATCGCTATTTTCTAAAATTTTTGGATTTTCGCCGCCACGTTTAAAACCTGATCCGATTGTCGCTTTGATCTCGATCTCGTTCAGGCCGATACTTTTGGCTGCGGTATGTAAATCTGTGATGGCTAGGTCGATAATGTTTGCGCCCAAGTGCGCGTGCCTCCCTAGCGTGTAAGCTGCCTTGTTGAGCGTTTCGTTACGGCCACCCTTGAAGGCTGCGATAACGTCGCTGACGGCGCTCTCCCTTACTTTGTTAAAATATGCTTCGCTCATTTATAAACCCCTTTTGAAATGAAATGGCGCCCCGCGAAAGATTATGAAAACGGGGCGCCAAGTTTTTAGAAGTAGTCCTCTTCGCTGTCAGGCTTGGAAGGGGCTTGTGCGACAGCTTCTTCCTTCACCTCTTGGGAGACAGGGGGTTGAGATTCGGACTCCTCCCTATCGGGCATATCGATCCATTTATCGACGACAAACCCAATGTCGTAGGTCGTGTTGCCGGTCGCTGTAACAATGGGAGCGGAACCAGTAACCTTAACGACAGGAACTTTACCAGAGGCAAACTCCTTATCGTTTTCGACCTTATTGTAAACGGCTGCTATAAAATTACCTACAGCCATCGTGTTGCTTGAGAAGGTAGCGTGTCCATGTTTTGGAACATAAACCTCTACCTCGAAGCCGTTTTTATATTCGACCGATCCTTCAGGCTTCGGCGTTCTCTGAGATGGTGATGGCCACGGTTGCCAATCGCGGAACCCCTTGTCGATTGCAAGCCATCCAAACGTCACGTTTTTAATATCGATAGCCATGCCCTTCGATACGTCAAACTCGACGACTTCCTTTTCGGTGGTAACCACGCTCCATTTATTTTGCGGGGTATGCACCCTGATATATTGATTTGCGTTAGCAGTTTCTTCAGTAAATGATATTGGCATAATTGACTCCTTGTCTTACTCGCCATGTGTAAATTTAAACGCCCAACGGGGGATCTCGACAGTTTGCGTTTTGCCAAAATCATAATCCCAGACGTCAGTTTTTAATGCTTCAGAATACTTCTCCAGAGCATACTCGACAGCCGCAGCGCCCTCTCTGAGCGATTGGCTGCTAAGTTCATAGACCCCAACTTTAAATGGGGCTTTTTTTCCTACGCAGATAAATACAAATCTATCTACTTCTTTTTCTGCTATCATCATTACCCGTCGATAAAACTGATCTTGGAAATGATAAGCAAAATTCGCTGTAGCTTTTGCAAAACCCTCCGGCGACGGATCTACCGTCGTTTTTAGGTCAAGCAATGTAGCAATGTCCTTGCGCCATCCGTCTGGACGGATACGCACGTCTACATTGTAAATCGCGTCGTGTGCAAAAATACTTTGCTCGACTAAAAGATCTCCGCTCAATAGCTCAGCCGCGTCAGGATTAGCTCGAACCGCTTCGGCTGATCGACGTGCTACGTCGTACTCTTTTGTCGATAATAAAATACCACCCGCAGCCTCGGCCTCAGCTAATAGATCTTTGTATGCGTTTGAGTTTGCGCGTGCATCCGTGTGCAGTACGGTGTCGGCCTTGTCAGGCTCGAACACGAAAGTATGCGTTGCCGTTCCCTGAAGCATCGCTCTCGTCGTTTCTCTCTCGCCATGCTTAAAATCTGCTAAGCTTTCGTAAGCTATAATTTTACCGCCGGAAGCGCTCAATGCGGGGCTACTGTGATACTCCGCATTTGAAATGCTTTTTATTTTGGCCAAGTCCTTGTCCTTCCATAGTGTGCTATCAATATACTTTCTGCCCGATGTTCGTCTTTTTTTCTTTTTAGTTTTGGCGTCAGATCTGGATACCATTGCTGCGCCAGACGTCTTGCTGCGTCTTTATCTTTTGGTAGTGCCAGAGCTTTCTTCCAAGCTGAGGGTGCGACTATCGTATGCGGAAAGTTAGACAGATTGCAAGTCGCAACAATTTGTCCGAAAGCATAACCTAGCTTAAACGTGGAGCTTACGCCCTGTTTTGGCATTGCTTGCTGCCTCTCGATGTAGATGTGCTTTACCGGTCCGACGCTTTGGATCAGATCCATAAGCACGCCAACCTCAACGCCTCCCTCACTAAACACTGGTAGGTCTTCGACCTCTGACCAGTTGTCGCCTAGAAAAGCTACACCGCCGGTGCGGTAGCCGCAGTCAATGCCAATAATCATGCTTGAACTTCACCTTATCTTTTTTCAGATCCTTGAGTACCAACGACCGAAAGTATGTATTGAGGGAAATCCCCATACGATTGGCTTTATCTTTAGCAAGCTCGATAAGCTCCTCCTCCATTCGAGGACCGACCTGACCGATCTTTCGTTCCTGTTTTTGCGTGTTCATTTATATCTCCTTTAACGCATCGTTAACAGATTGTGAGAAAAGTGCAAGGGGGTTGTTAAACCCCTGCTCTTTCTCTTGCTTTTGCTATCCAGTTTTTCATTTGTTCTGGATCAACTGGTTCTATTGGCATCTCTAAGTCGCTTACCGCTACCACTTCATCTTCGAACAACCAAGCTATGTCATCTCCTAATTTATAGTTAATACGAACAAAAACATTTTTACCTTTGTTAGGAGAAATTTGTACGATTGTACCTATTTGTCCGTTATGCGCTCCTCTATGAAACCTACTACTTCTAATCATAACTTTTGTATTTACTTCTAACATTTTTCTCTCCTTGAAAGTGGGGGCCGTAGCCCCCGTTGATTAAAAATTATAATCGTAAAATTTTACCGGTTCATTATCTAAAATGTGACGACCAAATCGCGAGTGAAAGTATCCGTCCTTGCGTAAACGTGCTTTGATAACATCGTTTTCTTCTACAGAAGTATATGTCCATTTCTGTTCATTTTGATTAGTGCAGTGACCCGCAAATCCACCAGAAACAAATTCAGGCTTAAAATTTGGATCTTTTTCGCTACGCATTGCGCGGATCTCAATAGTTTTTTCAGAGATAACTCTTACGATTTCGTAAGGAGACATATCGCTCCAACCGCTACAATTAGCGTGAGTGTAGTTAACCTCTTCGACACTGTATTCATATTTTGTATTGTAAGTACCGCAATGTCTAACTGGCAATTCTTCAATTACACTTTCAGCTTCTTCGATTGAATTAAAAGTTGAAGTTTTTACAATATGAGGTCTAGTGTTTAATCTATCATTTTCAAATTTATCGAAATAACTATCGACAGTTACGCTGTTACCTGTAGCTCGGTCTGAGATAGTTTCTTGAACTTTGATTGCATATTTTTTTAACATTTTCTTCTCCTGATTCGTTATATAAGTATAATGCGTTAACATATTGTTAACGTCAACCCCTTATTTCAATATGAGCTAAAGTATGTTAAAAAGGAGAAAATGGAGTTTATTTATGGATTTACCAAAAATAAATATTTTGACAGCAGGAACTATGATTGTCGCTACTGTGGGAACCATAAGCGGGGCTATATGGTATGCATCAAGTCAAGCGTCAATTATTGAAGGGCTAACAGAGCAAGTTGAAACTCTGACTATAGAGAACAATGCTACCGACAGGACAAATCTCATTAGAGATGTGGAACACAACGCAGAACAAATAGAAAATTTAATTGATTATATAGTTGAACTGGAAGAGGAAGGGGAAGAGACTTTAGAGGACGTTATGTCAGAATTTGACGATGTGTATGAAACGCAGGAAGGTTTTCTACTTCAATTCAATCAAATCGTTAAGTTGCAAGCTAGGGTTAAGACCTTAGAAAACACATTAGAGTTTTTAGCAAGACGCCCAACAATGTCTGATGGGAGGTAAAAATCGATCCTATTAGTTTATTATCGTCAATCAAATTAGGCGTTACGGCCGGCAAGTCTTTGGCTTCCTTGAGCAAAGAAATCGGTAATTTTTTCGATGCTACGGATAACGCAAAAAAGCGATTACAAAAGAAGGGTGTCACTACTAAGGACGTCAAGTCTGAAGCCTATTCAAGGTGGGCGGCAGAGATCCAAGCCGCAGAAGCTGAACAACAGCTTAAAGAGTGGGTCTGTGATCCAAGGCAAAGTGGATTAGGCCCATCCCATTGGAACACATTACTGAAGATCCGAAGGGAAGTTTTGGCAGAAAAGCGCGAAGCAGAGCGTATAGCGAAGCGTGAGGCGCAGGAAAGGGCTGACTTAGCACTTACCCTTACATCTATCGTTTTGCTTATCTTGGCCTCGTTCATTGGCGCTACGGCATGGCTACACCATAAAAATTGGATAAATATTTGGGATTATTTTCCATGATATATGTATTAATATTTTTACATTTTATAAGTACAGATCGTTTATACTATTACCAAATAGGAACGTTTTCGGATAAACAGCAATGCCTCGAACAAGCGGAAAAGGCAAAAATAATGGTGACCCACAACAGCATGAAGGTGACTTGCCTAGAGGTGAACAGCCAACAATAATCGAGAGGGGCAAAAAGTTTGCAGCTTATGATAAACGTGGTAAGCTAATAATATTGGGATATAATCGCAAAATAGTACAGGAGTATGCAGATGCCCAAAGCAAAATACGACTTAAACGACAACGGAAAAATCGACCCCGAAGAGCGAGAAATAATGCTCGAAGATCGTCGTAGAATCATGATTGATTCCGATGCCAAAAGAGACGCTCAACGTAGGATGGCGTGGTTTAGTTTAACAGGTATGTTGGTCTTTCCATTTGGCGTTATTTTTACTGAGTGGATGGAGCTACCACAAGCTTCAGTGATGTTGGCAAGCATGAGCAACATTTACTATGTTTCCATTGCTGCTATAGTCGGAGCTTACTATGGGTTCACAAACATGGGTAAAAACACATGATAGGACAAATTATAGGCGCAGCCGCTCCGATCCTCGATAAATTTATAGAGGACAAGGACGCCAAAAATAAAATCAAGGCAGAGCTTGAACAATCAATAATAGGACTGCAAGCGGCTCAGGCGGCTGCAAACGTAGAGCAAGCGAAGCACTCAAGCATTTTTGTAGCCGGCGCTCGCCCCGCTATCATGTGGGTGTGTTGTCTCGGCTTATTGACGAACTTTTTTATAATGCCATTGGCTGAGTGGGCGACGTCTATATGGGCGCCAGATACACCTCTTCCGAGTCTAAATAGCGAAGAATTAATGAGTTTAACTTTAGCACTTTTAGGATTAGGAGGAATGAGAAGTTTTGAGAAGTCAAAAGGTGTAGCTAGGGAGAATATGAAAAAATGAGCGAAGCACTAAAACATTTACAGGAGAAAGTCGGCTGCGAAGTTATCGACGGAAGCTTCGGACCTAACACCGCCAAAAAGATTGTAGAGCATTACGATCTGTCTGCGTTCCGTGGCGCTCATCTGCTTGGCCAAGTACACCACGAAAGCGGCGGCTTTAAGAAGACTAAGGAAAGTCTCTATTACAGCACTCCTGAGCGAATACAGGCGGTCTGGCCGTCACGTTTTCCAACTGTGGCAAGTGCTGAGCCATACGCCAAGAACCCTGAGAAGCTCGCCGGCAAGGTTTACGCCGGACGTATGGGTAACCGCGACGAAACTGAAGCCGCAAAATTTTTGGGCCGAGGATTTTTACAACTGACAGGCCGTCAGAATCACAGAGCTTTTGCTAGTGATATGCGATTGCCAGAGGTTATGGACAACCCGACATTGCTAGAAAAAGAGTACGCTTTTGAAAGTGCGATTTGGTTTTTCAGGGCTAACAAGCTTTTTGAAATGGCTGATAAAGGATTATCTGAGGACAACATCCGTAAGATAACCCGCCGGATTAACGGCGGGTATCATGGTATAGATGATCGTATCGAACAAACGAACAAGATCTTTAGTTGGATTTTGTAAGCGGCCTGACTTTTGGCTTAACTAATTTTGACACTTTTTCTGAAGGGTAACAGCCCATTGAGATTTGATTACCATACAGGTCGTACAGATAATTATACATCATATCTGCACTCCTGTTGTTCATAGCTCGTAAACAATGCCTTTCGTTCCTGAACCATACAGCCGTTTCAATGTTGTGACCTTGCAAGGTATACGCAATAACCAATGCCGTAAAATATTCAATCATTTCATTTCATGCTTTTTAATATATTTAGCTACGTTGTAACGGCTAAGATCCACAACCTTAGCTATTACTTTCACGTTTAGACCCTCATCAACTAACACTTTAATTTTTTTAGCTATGGGATCTAGCTTAGGTTTTTCAGGTTCAGACTTTTTTCTGGTTTCGCTAGGAAGCGACATACCATGTTTTTTGGATAGACGCATATTGCATATTAAAGCGTCGTCCTTCATTAGCGGCAAAATTGTAAGCCACAAGTTTTCGTTTGGCGCCATTTTGCTTGGCCAACTAAACTGTTTCATTTTCTTCTCCCATTAAATGTTTTATTTTTGCTTCTAAAATATCTGTCAGTCCTAACAATTCTTGTGTGTCATGTGACCGAAAGCTGCCCGATTTTATTTGATCTTTCTGCATATTGCTAAGCTTGCGCTTTATTCTAACAATAACAGCGTCAATGTTTTGCCTGTCATCCATTAGCTACTCCAAACTGAACTACCTCGAATATAATCCATAACATAGCTAGTGCATACAAATATATATAATCAACGCTTTTCATTTAATTCCAACTCCTTTTCAATTTCAGTTTTTATATTTTTTAAAGCGATTAATTGTGAGGGCATAAAACCGTGGCTTCCCTCTTCTTCTCCATCCATCTCGGCGATAGTTACTTCAAGCTCGCGGATAGAGTGAAGAAGCATTTCTGCTTCTTCTTTTTTTATTACGATTAACATATTTTTACGCCCTCGCTTTTCTAGCTATTGCTTGCGCTTCTTTATATGTATTCGCGTAGTCAATTACTTCATATGCAGCGCTTCCCCAAACATATGTCTTATCAAAACATTCCCAAATTTTTACTTTATTTGGATCGTAAGAGTTTTTATTTGTTTTAATAATTACATAATATTTCATTTTTACTTCTCCTCCCTTTCTCTTCTAAGACGCTCTTCTTCGAGATACTCAGCCTCTGACTCGGCATTAGTTTCCAAAGTCATTTGATAGCACTCTTCACAAAGACACCAATTAACGTCTGGTCTATATGGTGCGCTACATCTGCATCCTGCACAAATTCCCCATCTTCCTGTATCATGTCCCATTTTTACTTCTCCTTTAGGTTGTGGGGGCTTTACGCCCCCTGTTGAAATTACCACGGTTCGCCGTGGTCTTCTGCCAAATGATCGTAGCGGCTCTCCCACCAGACTTCGGCTGCGCGTTCAGCGGCCATTTCCGCTTCATAGCTGCGTTCATTTTCGTACCATTCTTCTAAACGCTCTTGTCGCTCTTCGACTGCTTTGCGTATAGCTGCAAGCATATCTGAAAGCGCTTTATGACGTAGCTCTATCTCTGCGTTTACGTTGTCAGCGCGTAGCGTACAGACATACGATTTTTCCATTGGAAAATCTGACATCATTCCGACGTTGCGATCTTCGCCGTTTTCTTCGGATAGCATGATGTCCCAAGCGGGGACACCTTTTGCTACTCGAACTGCTTTTAATTGAATATCTGACATTATCTTTTCTCCGATCAAGGCTTATAAAAAACAATCATTGAACCGTCTTCTGGTGAACCATTTAGACCGTCGCTTAATGCATATAATGACCAATATGCTTCTTGTGTTTCTTTTGAAACTTTATCTAAACCACGACGATCAATAACTGATAGTAAGTGATTAATTGCGCTATCTACACGAGCTTCTAAAGATTTATCTGACATTTTCTTCTCCATTGATTCGTTATATATCTAGAATAGGTTAACAATCTGTTAACGTCAA